AATACTTTATATACATTGAAAGATGCGGCTACAGACGAAACGATAATTCCATTTGATAATATTTATACTAAAGTGAGTTGCGATAGTACAAGTAATTTTGTTTATATGGACATGACCGGATTAATGCCGGAACGTTATTATCGTTTAGAGTTTAAAGTCACAGATGGCTTTGTAGAAGAATATATAGAAGATGATTTCTATTTTAAAGTAGTTAGGTAAATAATATGCCTCGAGGAATTAATAGCAGCGGAATAAGTGAAGGCGGAGTTAGTAATAATACGCCAGGAATGAGTGAATCGCCCAGTAGATTTAGTAATATCACGGAAGCGCCTGCACAAGGACAGCCAGCTTTACCAGATCCTATATCACAAAAAATTCAACAACCATATATATTAAATGGTTTAACATATCAATCAAATAATCCTTATATAATCGAAAGGGATGGAGCTGGTAATATTAAATTACAAGAATCTGCTTCTAATCAGCGGCTAATAATAGAACCATCAATTGAACATATTACCAATCAATCATTTGTACAAGTAGTCAATACCCAATTTAAATATTTTAAATTCCCAGCTAAGGTTAATATAACCGGAACAGAAGGATTAGATATCGATATTCCTAGTTTCAGTTATGATAAATACGAAGGAAGATTATTGAGAGATGGAGATACTTTATGGATTATCAAAGATAATTTGAAACGACTATTTTATATTAGAGCGGCCAGTACATGGGCAATTAGAAATAATTTACCACCATTTGAGAATATTACAGGTGATATTCCGGGTCTAAACAACGGTGAAAATAATTATAGCAATTATAATAACGTAACGTATGAAAGAGCGGCTCCTACTGTACTTGCTAGCTATAAAGAAGGTCCAGCATATACATGGTTAGACGCATTTCCAGATGGAGAAGACCGATATAGTAAATTTCATTTTATTATTGGTGATTCTCCATATGAACAAAATACTGATAATGGTATTAACATAAATGGTCCTGGGTTTTCAACAGCTACATTTGGTAATAATTGGGGTGCTGGAGATCAACGAGTATCTGAATTTAATACAGATGAAACGAGGGATAGTTATATTGGATTAGATGTGTGGGGTGCTGATGCATTAGTAATGGGCGACTATCAACTCGTTACTTTTCGTCGTGAAATGGAAGGAACAACAGTCTATAGAGAAGATTTAGCTGCTGATGGAGAAATCATTTACACATATGATACAATTTATTTATATAAAGCTACCGTACGGAAAGCTGCTACATCAGGTACTTTTATGAAACTCGAAATGAAAACTGGTGGTAACAATGTAGATCTAACCCATAAATTGAGAGATGGCAATGGTGACCTTTCAAATTCTTCTGGATATGTAATCTTTCCAGCAGAAGGAGAAAATTATACCGGTTGGGTATTACGAATGGAGGATTTAGTAGAGAAATTAAAAAATGAATATCCAAGTAAAATGACTACAGTGTCTGGTGGCCATGAACAGATCAAAGGAAATCAAGATATTGCGTTTGAATTGTCATTCCTGGATCCAGACAATACTGGACTAGAAGAAGAAACTCAGGACTTTTATTTCGTATGGAGTACAACGGACAGCAAAATTATTGATACAGTTCATGAAAATTTGCAGAACATTGGAAGGGACATAACAGATTTTGACAAAGGTGGCGCAAATATAAGTTATGATGCAGGTGACACTATGGCAAATACGATGGCGGCAGATAGTAAATATACAACTTATCTAAATGATTTAAATAGAAGACAATAATCTCGTAATATGTTAAAACAATACTCAAATATCGACGAAATATTAAATGCAGATAAATCATTATCTGGAATAAGGCTTCCTAAAAAGTCGTCTGATTTACTATCGTTTCCATTAGACAAAAGAATTGATTTTGATAGTACAGTTGCTCCATCAGTAGATAGTTTATTAGAATTTCATGTATATGCAAATGATACGTGGATAACAGGAGAACATACTTTACCAGTAACTAATGAATTTGCTACATTTACTAATACAGATACAAATCAAGATATACAACTTAATGGTGTTCAAATCAATATTGATTTATTTGCACAATTTGATAATTTAAACTTAACTGCAGGAAATTATAGATTTGTAATTAATTTCTTTGAAAATTTAATTGGTAGTTATGCGTTACAACATTTAAAAGTTGATGAAATTTCTCCGGACAGAACAGAGGTAAGATTAAAAGCAATTAACAAAAGTAGTACAGAATTTTTAACTCAAATTAATAATTATATTAATACAGTTAATCAAACTGCTATTCCTGGAGGGAATGCAAAAACATATCTTTTAAATTTTGGTAGGAACCAAACGTTTCAATATGTTAATAGCATTGTAATGGGTGGGTTTTTATATGTAAAATTATTAAATCCTTTGCCTGATACAATTGAAAACCAATTTAAATGTTGGGTTGTAGAAGAAAATAAATATCCATATATTGATAATGTAGTTATATACCCAAAAGATACGATAAAAACATTTAATACATTATCTGGACCAAATTGGCAAGCAAATAATCAACCATTTGATGTTTCTGCAGAAACTGATTTAAAAAATTGGAATGATTTATTAGGATCATCTGTACAAACATCACAAGAAATTGTAGATGCTTATTTTTCAGGTAGTTTGTCTGGAATGTCTTTAAATATTGATTATACAGATTTTAATAATTTTGTATTTTATAGTTCTGCTACAGAACGATTGGTTAATTACAAATATAAATTAAATTTATTAGAATATTATACAGAACAATCTTCTTCTGTTTCTCAATTATCTGGATCTGTTTCAATTACAAATGCAGCAGACTATAATTCATTAAAAACTAAATTAATTAGTGGATTTGATAAGTTTGAACAATTTTTATATTATGAATCTTCATCTGGAATGTTTACTCATGAAATTCCGTTATCAAATCCAACAGTTGAATTTGTGACCGGTAGTTATATAAAACCAAATCCAAAATCAAATTCTACTTATCCATATACGCAATATTCTGTTACTAGTAACCAGTTTAAAACGTGGTATAGTGGATTATATGATAGTGCTTCATTATATGATAATAAAAATATTAATATATTAACCAAAGCAGTGCCAGAATTCATATTATTAGATGAAAACAATGTACAATTGCCGACATTTGTTAATATGTTAGGTCAACATTATGATATACTTTATACATATATCAACGCAATGACTCGAATTAATAAAAGAGATGAACATCCTAAACTAGGAATGCCAAATGAACTATTATATTCTGTAGCAAAACAATTTGGGTGGAGTTTGCAAGACGGAAACCAAAATAAAAACTTATGGGAATATACATTAGGAACAAATGAATCAGGCGCTCCATTAACTGGGTCTAATTCTGTGGGAGTATCTTCTATGCCTGCACAAGACAGGACATATAATATATGGCGTAGAATTGTTAATAATATTCCTGGATTATTAAAAACAAAAGGTACGAAAAGAAGTGTCCAGGCACTGTTAGCTTGTTATGGTGTACCACAATCGTTAATTACTATTAAAGAATATGGGGGGCCTAGATTAGATCGTATTCCAGTATATGAAAAATTTAATTTTGATTACGCATTAGATCTAATTAGAAATCCAGCTGGTACTGTTATAATCAATTATGATCAGCCAATTGGGGGCGTAGAATTAAGATTCCGCACATCGAACATATTAACTAATCCTACGATGTCAAGCACAATGAATTTATATAATGTGGGTAGCAATTCAGTAACTGTTGATTTTTCTTCTGGTACATTGGGTACTATTAATATTAATGGAACTGCGTCTGCAGCAATTGAATGTTTTAATGGAGATTGGGTTAATACATTATTAAGAACCGGCAGTAGTGGCACTTTAGAAATTGTTGCTAGAAAAGCTAAATACGGAAAAATTGTATCTACTGTTTCGGCATCTGCCACTGCAAGTTTGCCATCTACTGGAACTATTACATTAGGAAGTACCAGTACTGGAGCAACTCGATTAGAAGGAGAATTGCAAGAATTAAGATTGTGGACAGGAAGTTTAAATGTTGAACCAGGAATTGGTGATCTCGATGATCCTTTTTCTAACCACACAAGAGCTCCTGCTGCATATGATGGTAATATAGATGCATATGATGAATTAGTATTTAGAGTTCCACTAACACAGAAAATTAATCATTCATTGACTTCAAGTTTAAATGGCGTAGAACCAAATCCTTCTGGAATATCTGCTTCTTTTGCAAGTTGGACTACTGATACACCATATGATTCAATTGAAGAAACATATTATTATGATGGCATATCATTGGGGGCAGGAACATTTGATGATAATAAAATAAGATTAGAATCAAATAATATAGTTGGTGCATTAGATTTCTTAACTAGTGGGGAGCGAAGCCAATTTGACACTGCTCCATTAGATAACAAAAAATTGGGAGTATATTATTCTCCACAAACAATGATTAATGAAGATATTATTGCGCAATTAGGATTTCAAAGTTTAGATGATTATATAGGAGACCCGGGAGACCAAAATAGTAGATCGTATCCTGATTTAATTCGGGTAGCAACAGAATATTGGAAAAAATATACTGCTAAAAATGATATCAATGCATATATTAAGATATTTTCATTATTTGATTTATCATTCTTTAAACAATTAGAACAATTATTGCCTGCTAGGGCGGATAAAATACTTGGATTATTAATACAACCAAATTTATTAGAACGAAGCAAAGATACGGCGTTGCCAGGTGTTAATCGATTTAATGAATCATATACTGGAGAGTTAGATATATATGAAAACCAAAATATGGATGGACAGTATCTTGTTTATTCTGGTTCTACTTCTGGACCTGTTGCTACTATAATAGCATTTGATGATGACCAATTGGAAGCGTATTTAACTAGTAGCCAAAATAATTATGATGGAACTACATATTGTTATCCTTATTTAATTAGATCTTCAAGTGAGTGGATAGAATCATCGACTCCATATTGGTTATGCGAAGGAGTGATGCCAGTTATTACTGGTAGTAGATTGTCAGAATTTTATGAATATATATATTCTGGTAGTGTTATGCGTCCAGCTGAAGTGCAGGATTATATGCCAATTGGAAAAGCACGACATGAATATATAGGATGTAAGATGACAAGCCCCGATTTTAATATTGATTCTACGGATACAATTGATGGTGGTCCGGTAGTGGAATATATGGCGGCAAATCCAAATCAGATAATTACACAAACTCCGGGCCAACAAGGTGGGTTGGAGATTAAATAAAAAATAATATAATGTAATATTTATATAAAATTAAAGGTTAAAGAAAATGGGATATTTAAATAACAGTGCAGTAACAGTTGATGCTATATTGACTCTAAAAGGAAGAGAATTGCTAGCAAAAGGCGGAAATGCGTTTAATATTACGCAATTTGCGTTAGGTGATGATGAAGTAGATTATAGTTTATGGAATGAAGGACACCAAGAAGGGTCTGATTATTATGGTATACTTATTGAAAGTATGCCTGTAACAGAAGCTGTTGCAGATGAAACTCAAGCATTAAGATATAAATTAGTTACACTACCCAAATCAACAACACAAATACCGGTAGTAACAGTTGGGAATTCTAG